GTATAGGCCGCATCGGGAATGATGCAGAACGGCCCGCCGGCGAAACCTACCGGGAGAGTGAAGGAGGTAATCGCGTTTGTGCCGGTCATGTGGAAAATGGGACCGGACGGAAGCGTAGCGCCCGCAACAGAAGCGACGGCAGTAGTCACACCCGCCGGCGCCGTGATGTTCTGCCAGCCGGGCACCCAGGTAAGGGTGAGGGTTGAACAGAGCCATTGATTGCCGGTGGCTGTATTGACCCACGGGGTAACGTAGGTGCTGGCCGTGGTGCAGGCGCCGTTGGGGTCGTAGCCGTTAAACCAGTTGGGCAGGCCGATCAGGACGATAGCGCCCGATACGTGCGCCTGGCCCTGGCCTCCGGAGGTCGGCTGACCAACAACCGTGGTTCCGGTGACCGAAATCACGAGGACGGCTTCACCCTTCCTGGAGCCGGGATCGATGATATAGAGCATCGATTGCGGACTACCAAAGCTGGTGGAGCCGGTAATGCCGGTGGCCGAGGTCACCTGATACACACCCTGCCCCGCGACTGAGGCCGCGGAGAGGGTGGTCTGGGTGAGCGTGTTCATTTGCGCGAAGGCGGAAGCGATGGCCAGAAGGCCGAGAACGATGATTTTCTTCATGGTGTTGTTCCTCTTGTCTCCCTGGCTTACGCCTGAATTCTGCACGCCATTTCGCGATACATGGCCGCGAAATCGTACAGCACGTCAAAACGGTTGATGTGCCGGCGCTGGATACCGTCGAACTGGCGAATGAACGAAATCGAGATCCCGGTTTCGGGGTCGGTCGCTTCGCTCACCATTTCCACGCCGTTCGGTTCCGGGTTCGCAAGCGGCACGGAGACGAAGGCGAAGGCGTTCTTGTGGAGCAATAGCCCGGTGGTCGAGGAGACGCCGGAGGTGCCGAGCACGGTGATGATGGCGTTATCCGGGGCTGCCATGTTGACGTTCTGATACTGGCCGCTGGGGGTGATTGCCGGCGAAACCAGCACGCTAATTACGCCCGCCACGTCCGAGACTTTGGCGAGCACAACAAACTGGACCTGGTCGCCCGTCGCTTGCCGCGTCTGCGGGTGAACGGTTTGCATGCCGCCGATAACCGCATCCGTGGCCGAGCCGAGCGTGAAAATGTCGCCCTGGTTCAGGGTTGTAACGCCCGCGCCCCAGCCGTCAGTGGCCAGGACCATCGTTGCGTTGTTGCCGCCGTCTGCTACCTGATTCGCGCCATTGATGAGAGGCGTACCCGAATAGGTTCCAACTACGTGAGTTGGGATGGACTGGTCGCGATAGATCGAATAGCCAAGGGTGGCATCCGAGATCTGCCCTTGCTGAAACTGCTTCGAGATCGTGCCGGCCGGGTTGTACAGCGTTTTCACGCCGTGCACAAAGCTACTCGACATCTTCCGGTTAAGGATGAGGCCCAGCTCTTCGTTTTCGGGGAGGCCAAGTTCTACAATCTTGTCGCCTGCCGCCAGGTACGGCTGCTCGTCAACGGGAGTCACACCGGGGACGCCTACCGCATTGAACGTGTTGTTTTTGATGTAGACGCCGGCTTCCATGTTGATCGTGCTGGCGAGGGCGAGCGCCGCGGGCTTGCTATACAGCTCGTTGACTTCGCGGAGAGAAAGGGTGCGCTCCACACTGTCCCACTCAAAGGAGACCTGCGCGATTTGCGACACCTTGACCGGGAAAAACTGATCGGTGATCGGCTGGGGCTGATAGCCAAGACCTTTGGCCACGGTGAAGCGGTACGGCTTCCTGACCTGAACTATGGCGCCGGGCTTGTTGTCTTTGGGCTTGCCGAAAGTCTTCTCGACTTCCTTACTCATGTTGCGCGCGATGTTGAGCGCGCCGCCCAGGTTCATTACCGTCATCTTCGCGAAGATGTTCGGCGTTACGATTGCGTTGGCCACTGTTGGAACTCCTGGCCTTTTCGGGGCCGGCTAGTCGTCCTTCAATCGCTTCTGAAACTCGCGTTTGAAGGTCTTCATGTCGCACTTGTCGAGGTCTACGGCCTCGGGTGCCGAGCTTCCACCGAGTGAGGCGGGAGGCTTCGGAAGTGCGGTTTGAGTTGCAGGAGCCGCTTGTACTTTTGTGGGCGTGAGCTTCGCCGCGAACTCCCCAAGGGCCATCAGGCTCTCATGGGGTGGCAATCCGAAAATCCTCTTTACGTCTGCCGGCGACTTCGCCAGTGCATACGCGAGTTCCGCTTTCTGCGGGGATTTCAGGATCGCTACGTGCAGGTGTTGAGGGACCGGAACCTGACTAACTCCCGCCATTGTTTCCGCATAATCGGAATGGGCTTCCTGGGCTTTCGCTTCGGATTCACTCCATGCGGAGGTCATGGTTTGGGCGTCTGCCGCTTCGGCCTGCTGCCTCGTGGTTGCTGCACGTGCCGCGTCTCGTTGATCGGCTTTCCAATCTACGAACGCTTCTTCGTACTCTTCCCAGGTTTTGAAATCTTTGCTTTCGGGTTTCGCCGTGGTCGGTTGCTGGGCTGCTGGCGGTTGTTTTTGTGCAGGCTCCGCAGCCTGGGTGGTTTGCAGCCGCGCTTCTAACTCCGCGGTTTTCCGTTCGGCCTCGCGCTGGGCCTTTACAGCTTTATCGATGCGCTTCTGAACGCCTGGTGAGACTGGCTCTTCTTTGGCTTCCTGCGAAACAGGTTCCGGGTCCTGTGCGGTTTTGGCTTCGGGTTTTTCAACCTTGGCCGCGGGTGCTTCTGGTTCGACTGCCGGTGCTTCCGGTGCGTCTGGTCCCATAGCCTTTCGCAGTTGAGCAAAAGACATTTCGGGGGCTGGTGTCTCTGCCGCCGATGGCGCGGCAACTTCTGTATCTGGCATCGCCTATCTATCGGCGGTTTTCAGAACGATCAATCGGCGCCTGCTGTGGGGTCGGCTGGTTCGGCCGCTGCCTGGTCCGCGGCGGCCTGCTGGTCGGAGGCCTGCATACCCTGCTGGTTGGCTTGCGCGCTGGCTTGCTGGTCGGCTTGGTGCTGGTGGTCTTGCTGCTGTAGCGCCTGCTCGTGCTCGTGTGCCGCGTCCTGCATTACCGCGTCTTTGAAGTGGCCGAGCTGTTCACCAATGCGCGCTACCTCCGCCTTTAAGAGCGCTTGCGAGTTCTGGGCGTTCAGTTGGGCTTCCAAGATGGTGAGCTTGGTTTGCTCCTGCAATGCGACCATCCACTTTTTGCCTTCGATCTCGGCGGATTTCTGCTCGATGGCCTGCGCCTGGGAGTGGACAGTTTGAGTTAATTGCTCGATTGTCTGCGCGTAGACCTGCATTTTCTGTTGGACTTCGGGCGGTATTTGCTGCTGCCCTGGCTTCTTCGGCCGCAACTGGGGCGGAATGACGGCTTGCTCGTACCGGTCGGCTATCTCGTTTGCGCCTGGCGCGTCCATGTTGCGGAATAAAACGTCACCCGCCACGGCCATGAAGTTCTTGTCTGCCTGCGCAATCTGCGAGTAGGTATCGAAGGCTTCCTCTCGTGCTGAGCTGAACGATGGGCCGGTCGCGATCGCTACCGAGTACTCCGCGCCCTGGTCAATCTGATGATGGACTACTTCGCCCGTCTGATCGTCCCGGTAGGGCTGCGGGGTGTTGATGCGGACGGCCTTGGTTTTGCCGTCTTCGGCGCGTACCTGTACCGTCTTTTCGCCGCGGTCAAGCTGCGGGATCATCTCCAACAGAATTCGGCCGATTCGCTTTCGAGATCTCGCCTCGTTGTCATGGAAATGGAAATTGGCGTTATCGGCCTGTTGTTTGCGCCGCTGAATCGCTATGCCGGAGGTCTCGTTACCCTGCGCGCCGAGTGAGGCGTCAAAGATTCCCATTGCCGCCTTGATGGCATCGATAGCCTGATTCAAGCCCACTGTTAACGCCTGAATGGGTGGCTCGTTGGTCTCTCTTCGCGGGGGTGGGACTGCCGCCTGCACGCCGTTAACGGTGATGACCACGGGCCGGTACTGCACCACGGGAATAGGAGAGAGGTTGATGCTTTCCCATTCGTCCTCATGGTTGGCAAGCTGCCCTTCTGCCGCGATGTACGGGGCTTTCGGCATTTGCGCGATTTGCTCCGCGATGTTCGAAACGTACAAATTCACGAGGCGTTGCGGGTCTTTGGCGAACCGGATCAGTGAGTACGTGCGCCGGGTGCCTTCGACCATCATTTCCTTGCCCCAGAACGGGACGATAGGAATGGTGGAGCCGAGCCACGGCGTTTTATCGTGCACTTCTACTCCGTCGATGATGTACTGGCAGACCGTCGCGTCGTCCACAATGCGGGTGTCGAGGATCGCTTCTGGCGGGAAATTGTCGGGCAGATTGTCGCGGTATTCCGTGCCCTTGACCTGGAAGCCGGGGGAAAGTTGTTGGTTGATCAGGCAGAGCGTGCGTTTCTTGTATTCCTTTAGCCAATATTCGGCAACCTGCACGTTGTCGCCGCCGACTCCTGAGCCGATCCACTGGGGCGCCGGGTTCTCGGTGTCGGTGTAGAAGCTCTGCCGCACCACTTCGGTATCTGCACCGAATTTGCGCTCAAAGTTGCCTTTGGAATAGTTGGTTAGAACGAAGCAATACTCCGCGTCTGAGCGGTCATACTCGCGTGCGTCAGGGTCGAATAGCACGCTGAACTGGTTGGCGATCGGTTCGATTCTCAGCTCTTGCTCGAAGCTCTTGTCTTTGTAGCGGGTGGTGACTCGGACGAATCCGCGGCCGCTTGTGACCTGGTGCTCGCGCGCCTGATCGTAGGCAATGTCCGAATCGGTCTCGTACTCGATGTGCCGCACGCGCCCTTGCAGCATTTCGGCGGTTGCGGTGGTGCCCCCATCAAGAGGAGTAAGGCGGATTGAGGGTTTCGACTGGCGCCCGTCATTGACCACTTTTGCGGTGTAAATGCCGAGCTTGTTCTCGGTCAGGCAAGGCCGGTCTGCCACTCGCCGCGATTCGCGCGCCGCATCGGTCCATTGCTGCCCGGCAACGAAAAGCACGTCGTCTGCTGCTTCTTTGCGGTCTACCGCGTCACACGAAAGGGCGTACGTGTAACGCTCGCGTGCGAGGTGTAGGAAGGAAATCGAATCTTTGACGTGTGCCACTCACGGGTTTATCGGCAGACTGGGATACTGGAGGTCTGGACTGTGTAGCGGCCCAGGCGATGGCAGGCCGCGCCGCGAGGTTGTCTGCCGGAATTTGAAGCTATGGAAGACCCCGAAGAACCAGCCACCGACGACAAGGGCGATTTTGACGAGCCCGAAGCCTTCAATCCGAAAGACAATCGGTACAAGTGGCCAGAGGATCGCAGATGAGCGTAGCCGGGGTCATCTGCGCGATACGCAAGGCTGATTGCACGGTACCCGTCGCTCCGGGCACCAAGGAGGCGAGCTGCAAATGTGGGGCAACGATTCTGCTTTCCCGTGCGAGTCTGAGGCGCGTTAAGCGCGGGTATGTCGCGCTCTGCTCAATCTGCATGCAGGCCGCTTACCAGATCGATCCGGATCGGTTCACCTTGGAGTTTCCGAGTCTTCAGGACA